TCATCGCCGATTACAAGTAACGCGTTAACACGGAATTTCGATCCGTCACCTTCTGCCACATTGATAGTCGTAACCGCGTTATCGATGTCAGCTGCCAATAATGAACGGTTAGAGTTCAGGTGGTCAGACATCCATTCGAATTTTGTTTGCGTTAAAGGCTCACCATTAAGTCCGACTAGACCTAGTAATGTCGGCTCATCCTCGATAATCATTGAAATACCCGCTTGCAGGTCGCGGACTTGGTCCTGGAAACTATATGAATTTGCTACCATTAATTAAACATCTCCTTTTGGTGTAATAAAAAAGCCGCCGGTTTCTACTCGGCGACTACTTTAAAAATTGTTTTAGTTTGTTCGAAATTTCTATTACTCTCATAAAATCTTTCTTCTTTTTAGCCTCGTCTAATTGCGTCTCTAACGTCTTAACCTCGTCATTACTTGGATTTCCGTTATTTGTCGGACTACCAACTGGTTTTGGCGTTTTAACATCAGCTAAAAAGCTATATTGGTCAACAAGCGATTTTAATACGTCATCGAGTCCGACTACCTCGTTCTCTTCGACTTTTACCGCGGACAAGTCGGCGAGCTTTAAGGCAGCATCGATTCGATCAGACGGAATGTTAACGCTTGGAGCCGCCTTAATGAATGCGTTCGTTACTTTCTCGCGCTGAACCTTTGCGCTTAGTTCCTCGAGTTGTTGTGATAGCGCATTGCGTTCTTCTTCGTATTTTTTCGCGATTTCTTCCGCACGCTCTTTTTCGGAAAGTTCGGCAAGTCGTTTTTCTTCAAGCTCTCGCTCATACTGCGCTGCCTTTGTTTTTAAGTCATCATAATCCGAAAATTTTTCGAGTTTCTTCCGCTCACGTGCGATTCGGTCAGCAACGATTTTATCGAGTTCTTCTTGCGTAAAAGTTTTCGGTGTATTGTCGGCTTCTGGTGTTTTTTCCGCCTCCGCAGGCGTTGGTTGCTCCGACACGTCAGTTTCCGGTTCTTCCGCAAAAAATTGTAAATTAAACGGTAATTGTTTCATTTGACTACCTCCGTTTTTAGCCCGTCGGCTATTAATTTTCGACCGAAAGTTTAACGTCATTTCGTAAGACAAGGTATTTGTTCTACATCTTCATCTTCATTGCCGCGTATTTAGCACGATCAGCCGCCGACCCGTTCTTTGCCTTCTCACTGGCTTGCTTAAGTTCATCTTCCGAAACTTTTGGGTCTTTAACTAGTTCGCCTTCTGCATACCACTTATGCGGGCCATTTCCGTCGTGGAAATCTAGTATATAAAATGTGCCAGTTATTGCGCGTAATACTTCCGCTGGTTTTCCTTTTTGTCCAGGCATATGACCTACTAATGGGATAACATATGAGCCTTTCGGGTACTTCGGGTTCTTTTCTTCCGTCATACCTTTCGGAACAGAGTCAGTCATCTTTTCCATTTTCATAAAAGTCTTTCCCTCCTAACCATTTCATGCCGTTACGCTACTTCGCCATATTTTTCGGGATCACGAATTGGGCTTACCGTATGGGCACAATTTGGATGAAATAGCTCGCGATTTGGAATATCTCCAATATACGTGTAATCTCCGGGCGCATCCGGCACTAGTTTGACGATTTTTCCTTCCCATTTACCACAACCGTCTTTTGCGCCATGACTCGATATGATTCCGTAAATAGCCCCTCGCTGAACCCCTTCGTTCATGCATGAGTCATTCGTTAAACGCATCATCTTCGTGCGAGTAACCATGTCAACGTATACTTCTGGCTTCCACCGGCGCCCTGACGTGTCAATTATTCCACTATTTAGCGCATCTCCGAGCTTTTCTCGTAAGCCTGCGAGCGTATCGACGTTCATCGTCTTACGTCCGTTTATACCTTTTGCAAGGTTACTCCGCATCGACTCGGCGACAACCTGCCGCACGGTCACTTTCACCTTCTTCTCAACGTTTTGTGTAACCGCAAGTAAGTCCGCCTGTGTGTCCTCGACAGCCGCTTGCACTAACTGCGCATTAACTCGGTTAAATTTAACGAGCTTCTGCGCTTCTTCTACCGTCTCTACAACGCCTAACGCCAGTATTGCTTTCTCAACACCCTGACGCGCAGCTATCGGTATATTTTCTTCCGCCCATTTCGCTGATTCCTCGTTGAGTCTGGCGAGTATGTCGGCAATCGACTTAAGTAATGCCGTCTGATTCGCTCGATTAAAATCTGTTAAATCAAAACGGTCAAGTTTCGTCTTTATATCCTCTACCGCTTGTTTGTAATAACGTACCAACTCCGCGATCTGTTTTTCATACGGCGTATCAGCCATCGCTTACATCACCGCCACTGTCTGGCTCGTTAAAAATCGAGGCGTCCACTGTTCCGTTCATTCGTTCCTCGTCGTCGTGAATACGAGTTAGAATTTCGTTCGCTTGTTGGTCGTCAACTTCGCTTTCGATCTTTATGGCGCTATGTTGATCGAGCGTAGGTTTTCCGCCTGTGCGAATTTGCATAATTTCCGCAAGCTCTTTCTCGTCACGTGGAATTCCGTCCTTCCAATTGATTGTCGGGTAAACTGGCGTATATGGATTAAATCCTGCCACGCCTTTATTAACAGCATTATCGAGTAACTGTGCCTTCCATATAGCGTTACGAATCGCTCTATCATAGTGGACACGTATACGCTTGACCTTCGATAGGATCGGCATAAATCGCGCTTTAATCGACGACGAATCAGTATGCGACGTTCCAGTTCCACCTTTGTCTGAGGACGTCGTGGTCCCGAATAGCCACTGCGGCGTTTCCGACATTTGAAACACAAGCCCGATGAGCAAGTCAAGTTCCTTAAATGCTGCGTCGAGTTGGCCGTTCCAAGTGATTGCGCCTGGTATCGGGTCATCTTTGCCCAGCGAAATATAACGGCCGCCAAATTGCGCGCTTGTCCCCTGAACCTCCAAGTCCGGTCCGTATAATGTAGGGTCGCTGTGCTTCCACAAGATATAGTCGATTTGTACCAAACGATCTTGAATCGCTGCTAATACCGTTTCTAGCTTCTCTACTCCGCTAACCCCTTGCCAATCGTCGTCCACCGACTTATAGGGTGCATGGTCTACGAGAATTGCCGGAACACCGGTTTCTTCGAGGTCTTTGTCGCGACCAGTTTTTACACGTTCACCGATCGTGAAAATTTGAACTGGCACGCCATATTCCGTATTGATTTGCGGAGAATAAAGCGCATATCGTTCGTACGTAATAAATCCAGGAACATGTCTTTCAACGTTTAGAAACGGTTGCTCGTCATCCTCGGTTTCAACCCATTCGACCCAAGCGATATTGACTGCCTTAAATTTCTTTACGTTACCGCGACTCGTCTCCGGAAATACGTAGTCGGCGCGAACGTGCTCAATGATCGGCCCCATTTCGGCATTGTCCGGTATCATGCCTTCGGGAACTGCCGAGAAATCGTCATAATAGCCGTACCGTGTCTTAAACCATGCGTCGCCACGATACCCGTTTCCGATAACTGACTCGTGAATTTGAACGTTTAAATCGTTATTCTCGACGATGTTGTTAATCGCTTGTTGTTCCGTCGAGTCGTCGGGCTTTCCGCTTTCGTATTGTGGTGGCTCACCCACCATTAAATCCGCTGGCTTCGTAAGCAATATATCCATCAGATTAACCGCGATATATAACTTTTCAAGTTGTGGCGCTTGTGGCGTTCCTTTTAAAACCTTCGACGCGCGATGTAATACTTCGTGATGTCCGAGATAGCCCGGCTCGGAGTAATAACTATTAAATATCGTTCGACCACGACGGTACTTTGCGATACGTGGCACGTCGTCAATCGGCGGATAATATGCGCCAGGCTGAAATAATCGGTAGTCTCGCGTGTGCTCGTAAAAATCGTCTATAATATTGGTTTCCGTTGATCGGGATAACATTTACCAGCCTCCTTCCGTCATTAATAAAACCATTCCGGCTTATCCGTCATTCGAACTTTCGCTTTCTTCGTAACTGATAACGCCATCGCTAAACTGTCGGGTCCGTCGTCATGCTCGCCGGAACCATAGCGTTCAAACTGCTCAAGCAATAGCGCATGTTTCCGGCAAAATTGAATCGTGCCGTTTTCGATGTCCGGCAACATTGCCTCAATCCGCAATTCCTTACGTGTGCGCTGCTGGATTTTTTCAACACGTTTATATGCCGGATAGCCGCTCGCTTGTAATTGCTGTTTAAGTTGATCGACGAAGAACTCCTGCGCCATTTGCGCTTCGGCTGCGATTCGATCCGGTTGCCATTTCAACGCCATTTCGCAAATATCGTTTAAATATTGGTCAGGCTTTATCCGCTTGATAAACGAGTCTATGACGTAAATAACGCCCGTTTGCTTGTGTTTTGCAACGACTGAAATCGCCGAGTAGTCGCCACGCTGTTTACCCATCGCAAAGTCAACACCCATGTAGATTCTATAGTCAGCGTGGCTGAACGTTCTGTTCGCGTCTTTGTCGTCCCAGTACGTGAAATGTTCCGGATTGAAAATCATCGATTCCTCGTCGACTGGATTATTCATGTACTCGGTATTGAACGCCTTTGATCCGTTGTCCCATTTCCACGTCATCAATTTCCATAACGGCTGCACTTCCGGCCATAATACTTTACTGCCACGAAGCATTTCCGCCTCGTGTTCCTTGTAAAACGCGGTCGCCTTCGCTAGTCGGTCGGGGTCCTCGCGATTACTATATATGAGTCGGCATTGTTCCCATAAGTCCTGGCGTTCGGGCTGCTCAATAATCGCCCGATAAACTTTCGACTTAAAATCCGATCGCTTATATAAAACGTTCATGAGCAACGCGTCAAAGTGTACCGTCGTACCCATATAAACGAAGGCTGTTCGCTTTCCTTTCGGGTCGCCCAACGGAATAACTGTCTGCGCAAACCAATCACGCAACGATTGCCGTTGTTCCGGCGTGCTTGCATTGCCACCTGGTCGTGCGTCCTCGAGATCGTCGAGAATAATTAAGTCCGGCCTTGAGCCGTTCCAGTTACGTCCGCGGAGTGCCTGCCCGGTCGAGGCTGCTTCAACGAGTGCCACTTGTTTACGGTAATCGCCATCAGCCGGATGCCACGCGATGAACCCTTCGCCGTTGTCCATAATGTTTGACTGATCCTTCGGCGACAACAACGGTCCAAAATCCTCGCGAAGCTTACGGTTAAATTTCAACTGATTCCGTATCCATTCCATGTTCGCCTTCGAGACTTTTGGCGTTTCCGATATGATAATGACGTACTTACGTAGTCGATAAACAACCTCATGTACCGGAAATGCTTTTGATAAATACGTAGATTTGGCGTGCGAACGCGGCGCAGCGACCGCTATTTTAGCGTTTAGTTCTTCGCTTGATACAACGTTGATAATGTCGGTAATTTCGCGGTGAAAGGAAGGCGCTTCTTTGACGTCGGTAAGGTCGAAGCCTTCCCAGTTACCATCATTGCCGGGATTCCTTGCGTCACTAAAATATTCGAGCGAGAATTCGAGCAAGTTATCTTCGCATCGATGAATCCGTTCGAACCGCTCAAGTTCCGCAGACTTGTCGAGATAGTCCATCGCTACGTCTGCCGGCATTTCGTCAATATCGGGGTATCTTTCGTCAATGACCGCTAAATACTCCCGATAAGTTTCGATTATTTCTGCCCGTTCGTCCCGTTCGACCCACCTGTCGTTTACCCACGCCATTTTAACGCCTCTTTTCGCTTGATTTAAACCGTTTTACCGGCAAGTAATGTATTTATACCTACAGTGTGTCAAAACGTCTAAAACGCGCTTATATACGTCTTAAATTAACGCTTGATATTTCGCCTTAAACGCGTTATACTGAATGTAACAAAACGAGAATGTTACGGAGTGTGATTTCGGATGGAACTTGTTCAACCAATCAAAAATAAACGCGACATTGAACGCATGAAAAAAGCGCTCGGCAATCCGCGCGACCGCTTATTATTTATATTCGGTATTAATTCAGCGCTACGCATATCCGACATCTTAAAGTTAAAGGTCGGCGACGTACGCGGCCGTGAAGTCATCATGCGCGAACAAAAGACCGGCAAGTATAAGAAGTTTCCGCTCAACGACGCGATTCGTAAAGCCGTTCGTGACCTTGTACCTGCCAACGCTAGCGACGATGATTGGTTATTTCCGTCACGTAAGGGCGACAAGCCGATCACTCGTGTGCAGGCTTACCGTGTGTTGAACGCCGCTGCTAACCGTGCCGGTGTTACCGTCGAAATCGGTACACATAGCCTTCGGAAAACTTTTGCATATCATGCGTATAAGTCGGGCGTTGATTTATCGGTGCTAATGACCGTGTTGAATCATTCAAGTCAACGTATGACGCTAAAATATATCGGCATCGAACAACAGCAGATCGACGACGTTTATATTTCCGTTAATTTGTAGAGCGCCTATGATGGCGTTCTTTTTTTTACGTTCAGTTGCTTTCGCTTTCGAAAAAACGTAAGCCCCGCCGTTAGGCAATCGGCAGGGTTTGTTTACTCTTATAAAACTCGAGGGATTGTGACGGACTAAATCCGCAGTATTCATCGCAACTACACCGCAAACAACCCCGATAACCTCCAAAGGAAATACCGACCTTCGAAAATAGTTGATGAATAAACGGGAACACTTTCGCTAACACCTCCGCTAGAATTTCGAAGTAAATTTTTGTTGTGCGGATTTAAAGTCGACCAGTTGCGCGCCGCCGCGCCGGGGCCGTTGGGGGTCTCGGCACTTCGTATACCGCATTCATCACGTTGCATATCGAATGTAACAAAAACAACTTTTGTTACGTTCGACCAACCGCCAATACCGCGCCACAACGGCGTTTATATGACTTTAATTACTAATATGTTAATGCGATCGTTTATGCAACGTTGAATCACGCTTGACTACAACGTTTACCAGTCGTTACCAGTTACCGTTGAATGAATAAGATACTGCATAAACGCAAAGTGTTCGGACGGTCACGCGCCAGGACTCGCGTGCTGATAAATCGAAAGACATCGTCACCGCACGTAAACCTACCGTCACTATTTCCTTCTTATTATATACGTATTCTATTCGCTATCCTTACGTGA